TTGGTTAAAGCGGCATCTTTGCCAGCAGCAACATTGAATACTATTGAAGTACCTTACTACGGAAGAAAAGTAAGAATTCCATCAACAAGAGTCTTTGACACTTGGAACATAACCGTGATATATGGTAGTGACGACGAAGGCAACATTAGAAGCGAATTCGAGACATGGATGGCAGATGTTCAAGCACCCGATTCAAACCTTATTGCAGGCACCGATGTACTGGAAGATTGGGTGGTATCATTATTAGATCCAGCGGATGATACTAAAGTCACCAGAACCATAAAAATGGTGGGTTGTTATCCGACAGAGTTGGGTACTGTAGAGTTAAACCAAGAATCTGGCGAAGCATTAGCAGAATTTACTGCAACCATGCGGTACACTTACCACAAAAACGCAGATGACGCAGAAGGATAAATAAACAATGGCAATATCAGAAATAATCGACATTACAGGCAATGTTTTTGTTCGTCCTTCCCTGTTCTTGGTATCTACGTCCTTCGCAAACATGCCAAATAATGTTAAGTCTAGTCAAGAACTTGAGGGTGGTTTACTTATAAAATCCACTACCTTACCAGGCACATCAATCGGCACAGTCGAAATTCCATACAGAGGAAGAAAGGTATATCTTCCAACCCACAGGCAATTGCCTGGTGATATATCAATGTCTATTATATACCACAAGACCCAAGATTGGCATAAAGAATTTACTTCTTGGATGGATTCATTTCAAACAGCAGCAGGGTCAGAAATAGTAGGCGATGATCCGAGTAGCGACACGATGACAATTGAATCGAGAAATCCATCGGAACCTGCGGATGGGGCCGCTGGCAAGTTCCACACATACACACTTTATGGTTGTATTCCAACATCAATCGGTGCTGCTGAGTTGAGTGCAGAAAGTGCTGAATCATTACTTGAATTTACTATAAATATACAGTATACTTATCACACGGTTACTTGATGAAGTTTTTAATATGAGATGAATGGAGTGAAACATGCCACTAGACATATTCGGATTCAGTATAGGTAGAAAGACCGACAAGAAAATAGAAAATGCAGGTAAGTCCTTTGTAGAGCCAGACATTTATGATGGCGCACACACACTAGAAGACACTTCAGCAGGGGGGTTTTTCGGCTCCTATGTTGATTTTCTAGGTACAGCAAAAACAGAAAATGATTTGGTTGGGAAGTATAGGGCAATGTCTCTTTTCCCAGAAGTAGACCAAGCAATTGAAGATATTGTAAATGATGCAATAGTGGTTGGACCGCAGAATAAAATTGTGGACATTAATCTAGACCACACAAAATTATCCGATACCATAAAACAAAAAGTATCTAAGGAGTTTGAGCATATCATTTCCTTGTTGGATTTTAATAATAGGGGTTATGAAGTATTCAAGCGTTGGTATATCGACAGTAAACTATATTATCATATAATATTTTCTGGTGAAGATGAAGAAAGCATTAAGAAGGGGATATCTGAAATTAGGGCGGTTGACCCGATAAAGATTCGAAAGATAAGAAAGGTCACAAAAGAAAAGGTTGGAACTCATGGAACTAACGACCCAACTTCCATGCCTCTTGTTAAAAGCGTTGAAGAGTTTTTTCTGTTCACTGATACCACGCCCAACACATTAACACCAACAAATTCTTCTGGTATAAAGATCAATAAGGATGCTATTTGTTATATCAATTCTGGTGTTATAGATTCAAACACAAAGAGGGTTATGGGTTATTTACATAAAGCAATTCGCCCATTAAACATGCTTCGTCAAATAGAAGACGCTGTAGTAATTTATCGTATATCGCGTGCCCCGGAAAGAAGAATATTCTATATTGATGTTGGTAACCTACCAAAGCAAAAAGCAGAACAGTATTTACGAGACATAATGAATCGCTATAGAAATAAGTTAATGTATAATGCATCAACTGGTGAAATTCGTGATGATAGAAAACACATGTCTATGCTAGAAGATTTCTGGATTCCTAGAAAAGAAGGCGGAAAAAGCACCGAAATAACTACCCTAGATGGTGGTCAAAATTTGGGCGAGATGGAAGACGTTTTATATCTTCAGCGTAAATTATTCCGTGCATTGAATGTCCCCCTATCAAGACTTGAAACCGAAGCGGGGTTTAATCTTGGTAGATCTACTGAAATAACAAGAGACGAAATTAAGTTTGGCAAGTTTATCAGTAGACTTAGATCTAAGTTTGCGAGTGTCTTTACGAATTTATTAAAAATTCAACTCATAAGCAAAGGTATTGTGAGTACTAATGATTGGAAATTACTAGAGCAGCAAATTAAATATAAGTTCCAGACAGATTCTTACTTCCAAGACCTGAAGGAAATGGAAATAATGAAAGAAAAAATGGATGTAATGCGTGAATTACAAGAATATGTCGGCACCTATTTTTCAAAAGAATATATAAAAAAGAAGGTATTGAATTTTACCGACGAAGAACTATTAGAAATAGACGGTCAAATACAAAAAGAAGCCCAAGAGGAACCCGAGGAAGAAGGTTCTGAAGAGGATTTATAAATTTAGGAGAAACTTAAATGGATTCATTACAGCCCACATATAAAGAAATGGTAAACGACGCAATACTTGAAAATGCCGCCGCATTTACCGAAAAGTTCATGGGCGTTATGTCTTACAAGTTGGCAACCACTGTATGTGATATGCGCAAAGATGTTGCTTCATCTTTACTTGACGAGACATACAAACTGGATGAAGCCATCGGAAGTGGCTCCAAATCATTCATTTTTAGATCACCCAAAGATGCGAAAGAATTCTCAAAGGGTCTTACAGAAGCCGGTATCAATAAGAGAAGTTTTCTAACTAGAGGAAACACCGTAATCATAAAGAATATTCCAGACAGAGATATGGAAGAGATGGTTATGAGTATGGCGAAAGATATGAAGGCAAGAATATCGGAAGAGTTAAACATTCTTTTACTTATGAAAGAGAACTTATCCGATAATTTAAAATTACCTGTAGTCCTCGATGATGAAACTTTTATGATTTTAGAGAGTGCAGATTGTGAAGCAATTATAAATCTGCACGATTCGTTGAATGCAGACAATCAAGAAAAACTAAGAAGAAATTTAATGGAAGGTAATGATAGTTTTACCAGAATTTTAAAGTTTGCCCATGAAAATTCAGCAAAAGAGGAAGGTTGATATGAACCGATCAGAAGAACTAATAGCAGCACTAGTTGACGAGAACTATCTTAAAACCAAAGAGATAGTACACGATGAACTTTATAATAAGGTTGGCTCTGCTATCGACGAAATCCGTGAGGATGCTTATGCTGCTGTTTTTGATGAAGCAAAGAAGGCAAAGAAAACAGATAAGGAAGATGACGGAGATGGTCTGGATCCTGTTGGCGCAGAAGACAGTGATGTTGATAACGATGGCGACAGCGATGAATCAGATGACTATCTAAACAACAGACGCAAGACTGTTGGTAAAGCCATTAAGAAGAAGAAAAATGGTGATGACGAAGACGAAGAATTAGATGAAAGTAGGGCAGGAGATATTCTACGGAAGGTTGGACGGGGTATAAAGAAGGCTGCAATTGCTGTTTCGGATCCGAATTTGATCGGTAAGTTGGCTACTAGCGTCCTCGCCCCTGTGGCGCAAGCACAAATGGATGCCGCCCAGAGAAAGCGGGAAGAACATCAGGCATCGCCCAAGTACAAGAAAGAGCGGGAGGAAGCCCTTAAGCGGGCGAGAGAGCGAAGAACAGGTAAGCGCACATGAAACTAATAACAGAAATGACCGAAAATGTTCACTACCTTATAGAAGAGGATTCTGAAGGTAAGAAGAATCACTTCATTCATGGTGTGTTTATGCAAGCAGAGCAGAAGAACCGAAATGGTCGCGTCTATCCTCTTGGAATTCTAGAAAATGAAGTCGGTAGATACAGTAAAGACTTTGTTACAAAGAACCGTGCAATGGGCGAACTAAACCACCCCCAAGGACCAACCGTGAATCTTGATCGTGTTTCCCATATGATTAAAAATCTCAAGGTTGAAGGTAATGATGTTGTAGGTAAAGCAAAATTACTTGATACTCCAATGGGAAACATCGCAAAGAATTTAGTAACTGAAGGCGCACAACTTGGTGTGTCTTCTCGGGGTATGGGTTCTTTAGAAGAGAGAAATGGTATTAATTACGTCAAAGATGATTTTATGCTATCCGCAGTAGACATTGTTGCCGATCCATCTGCTCCTGGTGCGTTTGTAAACGGTATCATGGAAGGTAAAGAATGGATTTGGGACAACGGTGTTATCAAAGAACAGGTGATAGATGGTTACCATAAAATGATACAGCAAGCATCAAAACGAGAGTTAGAAGAAAAAGCACTCTATTCGTGGAGAGACTTTCTTTCAAAACTTTAAAATGTATAAATAATGATACTGAAATATGATACCTATACACCATATTAGAGGAGTTACATATGTCTGATAATTATAACGAAGATAATTTAGTGATGGAGTCTAGATCAGAAACTCCGACATTAGACACAAAGTCTGAAGAAGATCCAAAACTATATCAAGATGCTGAAGGGAAGCATGCCAAGATTGATACTGATAAGGGCACAGAAGGTAAAGATAAGAAAAATAAGGCTTCTATTGCCGGTAAGGTACGTGGTCCTGCTTCTTTTGAAAAACCAGTTCCTAGTGGCACATCGCAAGAACGAATGGAAGATCATCTTTCTGCTCTTTTTGATGGTGAAGATCTTTCGGAAGATTTTCAAAATAAAGCAGTTACAATTTTTGAAGCAGCGATCAATGATCGTGTTTCTGATATAGAAAACAATCTCGTTGAACAGTATCAGGATATATTGGCAGAAAATATTGCTGCTATCTCTGAAGATATGTCAGAAAAACTTGATGATTATTTGAGTTATGTTGTAGAGCAATGGGTAGAAGAAAATAAACTAGAAATTGAAAACGGTATTCGCACAGAAGTTGCTGAAAATTTCATCTCTGGACTGAAAGTTTTGTTTGAAAATTCCTACATTGATATACCAGAAGAAAAATATGATATGGTTGCCGAATTAGGAAACAGTCAATTAAATTTAGAGAATGAACTAAATGAAGCACTTCAAGCAAACATTGAATTACAATCAAAATTAACAAATCAACGTTGCGGTGAGATCTTCGTAGAAGAGTCTTATGGATTAACTGATATAGAAGTTGAAAAATTACAAAGTCTAACAGAAGGCATTGAATATGAAACAATAGATCAGTATAGAGAAAAGGTAACGATCCTTAGAGATAGTTACTTCAGCGACGAACCGGTTCTAGTAGAAGACAATGACGTTGATGAAGAAAGAGTAAGTCGTAACAATAATACTGTACCTATGAATAACTACTTAAATGCAATTTCTAGGCACACTAAAGCAAACAAGGTTTCTTAACTGAAACGTTTTTATACATAAAGAAACATAAACTACGAGTTTTAAGGAGATTCTAATTATGGATTTTAACACAAATCAAACACCATACGATACGCTTGTTGAAAAATGGGCACCCGTATTAAATCATCAAGATCTCCCAGAGATCCAAGATAATTACAAAACAAAGGTAACTGCTTGTCTTTTGGAGAACCAAGAGCGTGCATTGCGAGAGCAACATCTCCATGAAGTAACCAATGCCATGGGCGCAGGTGGCTTCAGTGTTTCTGCTGCCGCCGATAACGCTTCTAATAATGCACTTGCTGGATATGATCCAGTATTGATTAGCCTTGTTCGTCGTTCAATGCCTAACCTCATGGCATACGATCTTGCTGGCGTGCAACCAATGAGCGCACCTACAGGTCTTATCTTCGCTATGCGTGCAAGATATGACAACCAGAGTGGCGCAGAGGCTCTCTATCAAGAAGCATTTTCTAAGTTCTCTGGTGCTGGTGCAACAGCAACTGGTGCTGCATTCAGTTCAACCGGTGGTATTGATCCTACTGGTAGCCCATCGCTTGATGGTTTCCGTGCAATGCTTACCGCAACTGCTGAAGGTTTATCTAACAGTGGTGACATCTTCAAGGAGATGGCATTCACCATTGAACGAGTTGCCGTGGAAGCGAAGACTCGGGCCCTCAAGGCTGAATACACGACAGAACTCGCTCAGGATCTCAAGGCTGTTCATGGTCTTGATGCTGAGACAGAACTTGCTAATATTCTTTCTAGCGAAATTCTTGCTGAAATTAACCGTGAGATGATTCGTAGCATTTATACTAGTGCAAAAAATGGTGCCCAGCATACTGATTTGACAACTGCTGGTACTTATGACCTCAACACTGACTCTGATGGTCGTTGGTCCGCAGAACGCTTCCGTGGACTCATGTTCCAGTTAGAGCGTGAAGCAAATGTGATTGCCAAGCAAACTCGTCGTGGTAAGGGCAACTTCGTTGTCTGCTCCTCTGATGTTGCTTCTGCACTCGCAATGGGTGGTTGGTTACAACTCTCCCCAGCACTTAACAATAGTCTTGATGTTGATGATACTGGTAACACCTTTGTCGGTACACTCAACGGTAAGATGAAAGTCTACATTGATCCTTAC